CTGGCTGAATCCAGATGAACTTGAGGAAGTGATCAGGCTGACCGCTGATCCACGCTTGCTGGACGCATTGATGCGTCCAGCAGGTGCGGTTTGGTACCGGCCCGTGCCCGTACCGGCAACCCGTGATGCCTTGAAAGCGGTTGGTAAGCTTCTCGGGGAAACCGGTGAATTCGTGGCCAAGATGCACGACGGCGCGGCGGACAACGTCTGGGAGCTTCATGAAGTCGTGGATCTCGAAAAGTACGGAATGGATGTAATTCGAGAAGTCCTCGGCATCATGGCAGGAGCTCGTCAGGCGATGGAGGATCGCATCAATGGCTGATGATATCGACCGCGCAAACGAGCAGGCGCAATACCTGCTTGATGTTGCTATTCATCGCAGTCGCCGCGTGCAATCGAGCCGCGTTAGCGCGCAGTTCTGTGACGACTGCGACGAACCGATCCCGTTGCTTCGACAGCAGAAGGTTGAAGGTTGCGAGACCTGCGTCTCTTGTCAGGAGTTGCGGGAGGCCCGGCGATGAGTGGATCGGGCAAAGGAACAGCCATCGCAACATGGGCAAAGCGTTACATCAATGCTTTTGACTTGGCACTCGTATCGATTGATCCAGGTGAAAAGGCTCCGAAAGGGCTAGGGTGGAATAAGCCCGGAGGCTATATCACCGATGCCGAGACAGCCGAGGCGTTCTGGCAACGAAACCCAAATCATAACCTTGGCGTCGTGCTCGGGCCGAGCCGCGTTTGTTCATTGGACGTTGATGACGTTCAATGGACGCGTCATGTTCTGTATGAACTCTTGGGGCTTGATCTTGATGCGATGACAGTGGTGTTCCCGACTATCGTCGGGAATCCGCTGCGATTTCGGGTGGTATTCAAGGTGCCGGCAGGCATTGAGCTCACGCGTCATTCACTGTCATGGCCGAATGAAAAAGACCCGGACGGTTCGATTTTCAAAGGATTTATGGACAAGGCCAAGGCTGCGAAAGAGCTGGGTGATCTTGCCGCAGAAGCCGCTGCGCGAACCGAAGCCGAGCCGTTCAAACGCTTCACGGTCTTTGAACTACGTGCCGGACTGGTGCAAGACGTATTTCCACCATCAATTCATCCCGGTACCGGCAAACCTTACATCTGGAAAACCGCTCCACGTGCTACTGAAGGGCTGCCCACGCTGACCAAAGAGTTGCTTACCATTTGGCAGAATTGGGAGTTTTTTAAGCGAGATGCTGAAGCTGCGTGTCCATGGGCGATTGCGCCACCGAAGCCACCGGTCAAAGCCCAAAAGCGTCCTGCGCTCGGTGGCGGCAAACGACCCTCTGTAATTGATGAATTCAACCGTTGTCACGATGTTGCGGAGCTTCTTCGCGCCCATGGGTACATCAAGCGAGGCAATAAGTGGCTGTACCCTCAAAGCAGCACCGGTCTGCCAGGGGTAACGATCAGTGAAGGGAAGGTTTACTCGCACCACGGTGCTGACCCTCTCGCGAACGGACATCAGAACGACGCCTTTGAAGTGTTCTGCTTACTCGAGCACGGCGGCGACCAGTCGAAGGCTGTGAAGGATGCTGCGCGAATGTTGGGTATGCAACACGCCGCCCGTCCAGATCCTAATGATCTTCCCCCCACCCCATCCGGTGAATTGAGCGGGCCGACCTCCGACGAAACACGCCCGTCCAGCGAGGCCGCTCCTGCTCCTGACGGGGGGGCGGGGGAGGTCATAACGCTGGACTACATTCTGCGTCGTTTTGCGCTGGTAGAAGGCACCACGCACGTGTGGGATTGCGACCAAACGAAGGTAATGAAGAAGTCCGCTTTCGAAGCTCGTGTGGGCAAGCCACTGGCCAAAGCCTGGTTGGACGACACCGGAAAGAGACTAATTTCTGACGACCATGTTCGCGAGATCGAGCAGGCGCGCCGCATGGCTGGGAAGAAGGGCGGTGCATTCGGGATGTCTCCAACCGATCGCTACGTTTACATCGATGGCACCAAAGACGTTTGGGATCGGGAAAAGAAGCGGCGCATAGCCGAGGGCGCGGTGAAGATGGCGCTGGGTGACACTTACCCGTTGTGGCTGAACAGCAGCGAGCGCCGCACCGTCGATGTTGAACACATCGTGTTTGATCCGACCATGACGAAGGATCCTGCGGTGTACATCAATACCTTTGACGGGTTGCCGCTTGAGCCAGTCAGGGATGATGCAGCGTGTGCCAACCTGCGTTGGCTGATCTCATTTCTTTGTAATCATGATGAAGCCGCGACCGATTGGTTAACTCGCTGGCTGGCGTATCCGCTGCAGCACTTGGGCGCCAAGATGGACACCGCTGTATTAATGCACTCGATCATGGAAGGTTCGGGCAAAAGCCTTTTGTTCGCTGACGCACTCGGCATGCTTTACGGCCAATACGCGGCGACTGTTGGCCAGACGCAGTTGGAAAGCAGTTTCAACGCGTGGCAAAGCCGCAAATTGTGGTCCGTTTTTGAAGAGGTGGTCAGTCGCGATCAACGTTACAACCAGGTGGGCAAGATCAAGCACTTGATCACTGGTAAAACGGTGCGGATGGAGTCGAAGTTCATTAATGGCTGGGAAGAGGCCAACCATATGAATGCGGTATTTCTCAGCAACGAGATTCTTCCGTGGCCAATCAGCGACAGTGATCGAAGAATGCTGGTCATGTGGCCTATGGAGACCCTACCAGTCGCTCGGCAAAAGGCAATTGGTCGTGAACTGGAGCAGGGTGGGGTGGCGGCGCTCTACGGTTGGTTACTGTCGGTCGATCTAGGGGACTTCAACCAGCGCACGCGGCCGCCATCGACCGAGGCGCGTGAGCGGTTGGTGGCCTTGAGTCGGGCCGGCTGGCAAACATTCTTGCATCTGTGGAAGTACAGCGAGCTGGGGCATGGGCTTTGGGGACCGTGTCTATCGACCGACCTCTATTCGTTGTTTCTCGAATGGTGTCAGCGCAACAAAGAGCATGTGATGAGTCAGACGAAGTTCTCTCTGTTCATCAGTTCCGAGGTGGATAAATCGCGTGCAATACCTTGGACTGACGGCAATAACCGTCGTTTTGGCGCGTTTTTCTTTCCCGCGGACCTGGATGCTTCCCCGCCCCCATCACTCAAGGCGGCCGAGCTGGGCAAGCAGGTGGAAAACTGGCGGGCTAATGCCAGGCTGGCGGGCTGGCACGTGGACAGCTGGGATCACATCAAGGCGCTTGCAGCATGACTATTTTCAAAAGTGTGTTGGGTGTGTTGAGTGTGTGTCGGGTTGATTTTGAATACTCCACACACGTTCAGTGCCCGGAATACATGCCTTCGCGGCTGTTGTGTGGGGTGTGTTGGGTTTTGTGTCGCGCACGCGCATGCATGACGTTATTTGCAACGAATTCGGCGAAAGGAATTTTTTCTAATGCGAAGACTGATAAACCCAACAAACCCAACACACTCAGCTCAAATCTATTTGAGGCATTGAATTTAAAGGGATTTATTTGTGTTGGGTTTGTGTCGGGTTGCGGTATTTCTGTGTTGGGTTCGGTTTTGTGGGGGGCAGGGCAATGATTGAGGCGATGGAGTTGTTGCTGAACCATTGGGGCGAGCAATGCCGAAACGCCGGTGAAGCCGGAGGCATGGGTAGCCCGATGGCGACGATCATGGAGTGGGGCGGTTGTGCGCCGCGGGGCACACCCGGTTCTCGGATCCTTCTCGGCGCTGGTGCGGGTCCAGATGCAATTGCGCAGGAAATTGGTGCGGCCCTTTCTGAGATTGCCCGGCAAGATGGTCGGGGTGAAAGGCTGCAACAGTTGGCAGTTATGCGTTACGGCTTTGCCCCTGCACCGACATGGGCAGCGCAGATGCACGAACTGGGCTACGTCTCAAAGGCGAAGCAAACCTACTACGATCTTGTGCACCGCCTTCATGTCCGACTCTTTGAGGTGCTGGCCGAGCGCAAGGACGCACGTAAGTGGCTGACCGTTGGTCGGGGCGCTTTACCTCAAAGTCTCCTCAAAGTTGCCTCAAAGTTGCGTCAAGTTGGATAACCGAAAATGCCCCCTTTTCGGTTCCGTACTCAGGGGGTAAAAAGTCCCCACGATATGGATTCTGCGCCTTGGCGCTTCCCCGAGCACGTGCTGTGCACTTCGTCCTGGCGTATGCCGCGACATTGAAAACCCTGCCCTCCGGCGGGGTTTTCTTTTTTGTGTTCGGCATGCTCCTTCACTTGAGGCACAACATGACAAATGAGCAGCAAGCGCTGGCAGAAATGCCGATCTGGTTGGTGATCGTCCTGGCTCTGGTCGGCGGCGTATCCGGTGAGATGTGGCGAGCAGACAAGGATGGTGCGCGGGGGTGGGCATTGTTGCGCCGCCTCGCGCTTCGGTCCGGGGCCTGCATTGTCTGCGGGGTGTCGGCGATGATGCTGATGATCGCGGCAGGCATGACGCTCTGGACGGCGGGCGCCTTGGGTTGCCTGACGGCAATGGCCGGTGCCGATGTGGCCATCGGGTTGTACGAACGCTGGGCTGCCAAGCGGCTGGGCGTCTGCGAAGTCCCGCCAGCCGGGGGCGAGCAAGGGTGATGCACCGATCTGGGGCGCCGAAAACCGGCGGGGACCCTAGGGGTATCTGAAGGACACGGGGTCGGAAACCCGCGGGACTGTGTTAGCGGACGGTTCACCAGCTTAGTGAACTGAGGTGAACAGGTGAACTAGCGGTGAACTCGTGGGTGAACTGGAGAATTAACCATGACAATCATCAGCAAAACGGAGTTTGCGGCCCGGCGCGGCTGGGCCAAATCCTATGTTTCCAAATTGGCCAGTCAGGATCGGCTGGTGCTCACCGCAAACGGCAAGATCGACTTGGAAGCCACTGAGGCGCTGCTCGATAAAACCAGCGACCCCAGCAAGGCCGCCGTCGCCGATCGTCACCAACAAGATCGGATTCAGCGTGACGTTTATAGCCAACTGTCGCCCCTGACGGAGCCGACTTCCACGGCTGCGCCGCCGCAGCTGATGCCGAGCGACGGCAAGCATCCGGACTACCAGAAGTCTCGCGCCCTGCGCGAGCACAACATGGCCAAACTCGCCGAGATCGAGCTGGGCAAGGCGCAAGGTTCGCTGGTGTCGAGGGAGGCCGTCGAGACCGGTGCTTACGATGCCGGTCGTTTGTTGCGCGACCAGTTGTTCGGACCGTTGCCTCAGCTGTCTTATGACTTGGCAGCCATGACCGATCCCTGGCAGATCGAAAAACACCTCACCGCGACAATCCGCAAAACGCTGGAAGAAGCCGAGCGCCTTTCTTCAGCAGATCTTGAACATGCCTTAACAGCGAACTGAACCTATGCACACGGAATTTTCTGACGGTGCAAAGGTGTACCGTGAGAATTACTTTCGTGGCCTGCGGCCCGATCCCGATCTCTGGATCGACGAATGGGCCGACGATTACATGCGGATCCCGCGTGACACCGGTGCCCCCGAGCCCGGCCAGTATCGCACTTCACGGACACCTTATGCCCGCGAGCCAATGCGCTGCCTGTCGCCGGCTCATCCTTGCAGGCGCGTGGTCACCATGGTGGCCTCGCAGTTGATGAAAACGCAGATCGCCCTGAACTGGATGGGCGGCCTGATCCATATGGCCCCCTCGAACATCCTGGCGCTACTGCCCAGTCTCGGCCTGTCCAAACGGGTATCGGGGCGGATTAGCAAGACCATCCAAGCCACTCCTGTGTTGCGCGAGCGGGTTGCGGCCACTCGCTCGCGGGACGCGCGCAACACTATGGACACCAAGGAATTCGAGGGTGGCTCGCTGTACGTCACTACCGCAGGTTCTGCGGCCAACCTGTCGGAGCTGTCGGCACGCTACATCTACGGGGACGAAGTCGACCGCTGGGAGAACGACGTCGGCCAGGAAGGTGATCCGATCAAGCTGGCAGAGACGCGGGCGACCAACTTCGGCCGCAATGCCAAGATCTACTTTTCCAGTTCACCTACGATCAAAGGCGCCTCGCGGATCGCCGATCTGTTCGAGTCCAGCGATCAGCGCCACTACTACGTGCCTTGTCCGCACTGTGGGCACATGCAGGTGCTGGAGTGGGAAAACCTCCTCTATTCCGCCGACTTCAGTGTCGTGCATTACAAGTGCACGGCGTCCGGGTTGGACTGTGACGTTCTCATCGAGGAGCACCATAAGAGTGACATGCTCGCCCGGGGCGAGTGGCGTGCGCACGGTAGCGGCGACGGCAAGACGGTGGGATTTCATCTCAGCGCCTTGTACTCACCAACCGGCTGGATGGACTGGACCTCGCTTGCCATCGAGTTTGAAGACGCAAAAAAAGCCCAGGCTCAAGGCGATACCAGCCTGATGCAGGTGTTCTACAACACCCGTCTGGCC